GCCGTCTTGGGGAAGGTACACCGGCTCGGGATAGGCGGCCGGGCTTGCGACGGCAACAGGGCCTACAGCCGTCGGACGCCCGAACAAATCGAGGCGACCAAGCGCGACAAGGAGCAGCGCAGGCGAGAGCGCCGCCGCGCCTTCAGGGCCACGATCGTAAAGTCCACCATCAACCTGGAAGCCCTTCGTTGCATCGAGGTCGTGCCGCTGCACAAGAGCTTTGCCGACCTCGGCCGCAACGATTGCCGGTGGGCATATGGCGACAACGCTCCATACACGTTTTGCGGAAATCCTCAGCGGGAAGGCCACAGCTATTGCGGGCCTCACTTCGCGCTAACGCTTAGACGCGGGTGGGGATCATGACCATCTACTGGCAGAGCACCAAATCCCCCGTCCACCTGTTTGCGCGAGCCTACGAGGGCCAGGGCCTCGCTGCGCACGTCAGCGACAATGCTCTGGTCGATCCGAAGATATTGGCGGATGAACTTCGCGTTCCTCACCTCAATCCATGGGCCGTTGCAGCCTATCAGCGCCGGCTCGGCGTCCGCCCAATCAAGGGGAGGTAAGAGCATGAAAACGATCTCCGCACAGTACCACGAGACCTTGGCCGCCGCCCGCCGCGCCAAACCCCGTTCCCAACGCAAGACAAAGCTTGAAGCCAAGCTGGGGAATTTGCTGCTGAGGCAACTTCGTATCGAGGCGCCGAGAAAGCGCAAGGCATCATGATCGCCAAGCTCGCCTACCTGACCACACCCGCGCCCGGCCGTCACATGCTCAACATCCAGCTATTCGGATCGGATGAATTGCTGAGGATTGAGATCGCCCGGCACCACGTCGTGAACATCCTGGTTGATGGCGTCACTACAGTTTTCCGCGAAGACCAGTTTTTGAGCCGCGTTCCATCCACTCCAACCGAGAGCGTAGCATGAGCGAGCCACAAGCGGGGCATAACGTAGTTACCGGCGGCCAACTGAAATCCATTGTCGAGCGGATCGAAAACCTGGATGGCGAGATCAAGGAGCGTCGCGACGACCAAAAGGAAATCTATTCCGAGGCCAAGTCGAACGGCTATGACGTGAAGGTTCTGCGCAAGATGATTGCCATTCGAAAGCAAGATCCTGCGGCGCGCGCCGAACAGGAGGCCATTCTTGAAGTCTATTTGCACGCGCTGGAGACGGCATGAGCGCTGGTGGAATCCACAGGCTTTGCAAACAACTGGCGGACGCCGCGGCTTCAGACGTGCTGATGGCGTATGAAAACTGGCAAATCGGGATGGAAAGCCCCATCGAACGTCTGCTGTTTATTGGCATGTATTCGCTCATACCCATGCAAGAAGTAGAGTTTATGCCACTTATGAAATGCGAGGTGACCAGCTCTGACAATCCGCACCCCATGCAGCGGGCGCGCATCGCCGAGCACGGGACATTGCTAATCCAGTTGCAGGAACGCATTCTCGATTGGAAGGCGGATTTTGTGCTTTCTTGTCCGTCGATCACCGAGAAGAAGGCTATCATAGAATGTGATGGCCACGATTTTCACGAGCGGACCAAGGAGCAGGCGGCCCGCGACCGTGCGCGCGACAGAGCCGCTCAATCGGCCGGCTACATGATGCTCAGATATACGGGTTCGGAGATCTACCGTGATCCGCTCGGATGTGCTCGAGCTGCCTTGAGGGCTTATGCAAAGTTCTTCGAACCGGAGTGGTTTGATGGTTTGGGGCTTAGCGAGAAATGAACCGCCCCTGGATGCCCCTTTATGTCGGCGATTACCTTGGCGATACGGGGCATCTGACCACGACGCAGCACGGGGCCTATCTTCTGCTGATGATGCATTACTGGCGCAAGGGCGAGCTTCCTGACGACGATAAACAGCTCTCCAAAATCACCAAGTTGCCGCTCAAAGTCTGGACCGAGTATCGCGAAACCTTGCAAGATTTTTTCTACGACGGTTGGAAGCATAAGCGGATCGACGCTGAGATATACAAGACGGAAACCATCTCGGAGAAGCGCAAAGCGGCCGGTTTCAAGGGTGGCATTAGGTCGGCACTTGGTCGAATGAAACTGGAGAATGCTGCGCTATCTAAACACGTCCCTAGCCAAGCAAATGCTTACCAAATGCCAAGCAAAGCTCAAGCCCCGCTCGAGTACTCACAATCACAAAGTAAGAAAGAAGAGGCCTCCAAGGGGAAAATACCAGTCAGTTCGGAGCTTGTTGAAATACTTGCAAGGAAGGCAAACGCATGATCCGCGACCCCTCAGACGGCTCGGTAAGGGAGCCGCAGACGCAATCAGACGGCGCTATGCCCGTGTCAGAGCCGGGCATGGCCGGGAATACCCCTGTGATCGACCCCACCACCTCCGGCCTCCAGACCGGCAGCAGCAAGCCTGAGAACCTCGCCAGGCTGGAGAAGGCGAGGGAGTGGATCAGGGATTATCGCGCTGGGAAATTCAAACTGAAGGAGACTGAAAATGGCTGATTACGATATGTCGATCCACACCAATCCCGATGCTCGTGCATGGGCCAAATTCTACACGGAGTGTCGGAACAAGAGCCCAGATCCGGCCAACTTTGACGACGAAGAAAACATGCTCGGTTGGTTCGCAAATGCCATGATGGCGATGCACGACCACATGCGTCCCGACCTCGCGCCAGTTGTGATGCCTGACGGTTCGGCTTCCTGCATAGTTCGGCTTTCTGCAATAGTTTGACGGCGAAGGAACCTAACATGCCCGAGGCCTCAATGAGAAATCCGCGCAAGATCGGCATTCCGGCGAGCAAGCGCGGGGTTCCGAATCCGGAGTATGGACCGACCTTGCAGCGCCTCGCCATGGCGCAAGGCCACGTCAGCATTGGCGACGATCAGCAGGGCCATAGAACCTACACGATGCGAGACAGCCCGCTCGATCGCGCCCATAAAAAGGGAATAATCTCGGGCGCCGAGCATTCTGCGCTCCAGAAATACCGCCATCACTGGTATCATGCTGGCCAGGCCCCCACGATCAGCTCGCTTGATCTCGACCGGATATTCTCAGGAGGCGAAGGCGGCCCCGCTGGGATGCCAAAGAGCGAGGGGCAGGTATTTCACCGTCAGCGCTGGCGGGAGGCTCAGCAGTGCCTCGGGCTTCGTTCTAGCGCGGTTGTGGATCGGTTTGTGTGTCAGGAGGAAAACCTGGAGATGTGTGGGAATTTGATCGGCTGGACGAACAAGCCGCAGGCAATTGCTGGAGCGGCTGAACTGGTGAAGGATGCCGGATATCGGTTGGCAAAGCTGTGGGGGGTCGGATGAGCGATATTGAGGTAAATGCCACCGAAACGGGCGTTCTGTTATCTATAGGGTCTGGACTAGTCATTTCGAATTCGAACTTGACGGCGACCTGCCTCGATTTTGGCCCGGTCAAGGTTTACCCCGATGGCCGAGTAGAGCGAACGAGCAAATTCACGACCGACGAAGAAGCAGCCAAGTCGTTCTGGAAGGCTGTTGAAATGTACATGCCGCTTGACAGTAAAACCAAATCACCCCCTTATGGGGCATGATCACGATTTGCGCCCGCGCTGGGAAACTGGCTGCGGGCTTTTTCGTAGGGTGGAGCAGTCTGGCAGCTCGCTTGGCTCATAACCAAGAGGTCGCGGGTTCGAATCCCGCCCCTGCAACCAACTAGGTCAATATGCCCTGCGACGTCTGCGACAACAACTGGGTATGTGAAACCCATCCCGACAAGCCTTCTGACATCACAAGCGACTTTGGGGCGCGCATCACGCAACAAGGATAAATATCATGGCAGAAACCAAACTTGATGCCCCGCGTCCAGTTGATACCAAGCCCAAGGTCGAGAGCAAGGATGACCACGTGACCCACATCGCGGCACTGGCTCAAACCCTGACCAGCGTTACGCCCTCAGGCGCCGAGACCGTCCGCGACAAGATCCTGATGCACGTTGCAGCGATCCAGGATCCGACCGCCCATAACGAGCGTGTCGCTGCAGAGCGCAAGGCTGAGGACGAGATCGAAGCCCAACGCGCCAAGGAACGGGCGGAACTGAAGACCAAGCCGGCTGAGAAGCCGTAGGCGTAACCCAAGGCACGTAAATGGCTAAAGCAACGGCAGAAATCCGGTCTTTGGCGAGAGCGCACACAGCAAAGGCTCTAAATGTCCTAGTGGGCATCATGAACCAGTCAAAAGCACCGCATGCGGCTCGTGTTGCTGCCGCTAATGCGGTGCTTGACCGCGCTTGGGGTAAGCCGAACCAAACGATTGAGGCGACCGTAAGCAATGTTGACCCAGCCAGAGTCACCGACGCGGAACTTGCTGCCGTTGTCCAGGCTGACAGCAGCGAGAGAGTTGCAACGACGCCGATCGATCCGACGCAGCTTAACTGAATGGTGCTTGTCTGCCGGATTTGAGCCGGCTGCTCATCATCGTCTCTTACTCGATAAGCTGGAGAAGGTATCTCGCGGCGAGATTGATCGCTTGGCAGTGTTTATGCCCCCGGGCGCGGCCAAATCAACCTATGCCAGCATTCTTTATGCCCCTTGGCATCTGGCACAATATCCGGGCGCGAACATCATCGCGGCATCGCATACGCAGGAACTCGCAGAGAAGTGGGGCCGTCGCGTTCGTAACCTTATCTTCGAGCATTCAGCAGTCCTAGGAGTTGGTCTTGCGCCTGATAGTCAAGCTGCCGGGCGATGGGAGACTGATCATGGAGGCGAATATTTTGCAGCCGGCGTCGGCGGGGCCATTGCTGGACGACGAGCTGACCTGGTTGTCATCGACGATCCAATCCGTAGCCGAGAGGATGCTGACTCAGAGACCGTCCGTGACAAAATCTGGGACTGGTACAAATCCGACCTATATACTCGACTTAAGCCGGGCGGGCGGATCGTACTGATCCAGACGCGCTGGCATGAGGATGACTTGGCCGGCCGTTTGCTGGCCGATATGGCGGCTGGCGGCGACCACTGGGACGTTATCTCCCTTCCAGCCTTGGCCGAACAGGATGACCCGCTTGGCCGAGCAATCGGACAGCCACTGTGGCCTGAATGGGAAGACGAAGCCAACCTGGAGCGCAAGCGTCGCGCGGTTGGCCCGAGAGATTGGTCAGCGCTCTACCAGCAGCGGCCGGCGCCTGAGGATGGCGACTATTTCAAGAAGGAGTGGCTGAAGCCCTACGACATCGCGCCAGATCAGAAGCTGATGCGCATTTATGGCGGTTCAGACTATGCGGTCACAGCGGACGGCGGCGATTACACGGTGCATGCGGTTGTTGGTCTTGATCCCGAGGGCCGGATGTACCTGCTCGATCTGTGGCGCAAACAAGCCGCGTCCGATGAATGGGTCGAAGCCTTCTGCGATCTCGTCATTAAGTGGAAGCCTCTTGGCTGGGCGGAAGAACACGGGCAGATTAAGTCGGGCGTAGGACCTTTCCTAGATCGGAGGCAACGTGAGCGCAGTGCCTATGTATTCCGAGAGCAGTTTCCTACCCGCGGCGATAAAGCCATTCGGGCTCAGTCGATTAGAGGACGCATGGCATTGGAAGGCTTACATGTACCGACTAGTGCGCCTTGGTACGCAGGTCTGCGAAGTGAGCTACTTTCCTTCCCAGCCGGGAAACATGACGATCAGGTGGACGCTCTCGGGCTTATCGGACAGTTGCTCAATAAGATGAGCTTGGGCCAGCACCCGCCTAAGCCTGAGATCGTGAAGAACGCGAGCGGCTACAAGCGCACCGACGTGTCAAACACTGACAGCTTCAAAGTTTACTAGGCATCATATGCAGCCAGCCCTTCAATCCCCCGAGCCAATGACCTCGGGCGGCGGAACTGCGTCTCCTGACGATGCAGACAGCTATATCCCCGTCGATAAGCTGAAGAAGCAGTATTACGATTACCTGGGTGCGAAGTCGGCCGAGATCGAGGAGGCGCGTCAGTCCCGCCACTACTACCATGGCGACCAGTGGACCGAGGCAGAGATAGCCGTCCTGCAGCGCCGTAAGCAGCCTGTCGTCACCTCAAACCGGATTGAGCGCAAGATCAACGCTGTTGTGGGCATCGTTGAGAAGCTTCGTCAAGATCCCAAGGCCTTCGCACGCACGCCGCAGCATGAAGCCGGCGCCGACGTGGCCACGGCCGTTATGCGTTTCGTGCTGGACCGGAACAACTGGAACAGCAAGTCCTCCCGCAACGCACGGCTAGGGGCCATCGATGGAATCGCGGGGGTTGAATTTGATCTTGAGACTGGCGATCATGGCGATCCTGATCTGGGCATTCACATCGTCTATGCGGACACGTTCTTTTACGATCCGCGGAGCTTTGACGAGGGTTTTACGGATGCCCGCTATATGGGCATCGCGAAGTGGATCGACGTTGACCAGGCCAAGGAGCTGATCCCGGACAAGGCGTCGGAAATCGACGA